AAAAAATGTAAAAAAAATGGGCAAGGTTGGTACATTTCTATACCAAGTTCCCCGCCCATTTTATTTTTGGAATATACTACTTCTCTATTATGGAGAAGAAGTTCGGTTGTAATTTGGTAATTTGTCCCTCTCTCTCATATGGAGAGGGATTTCATGTTTCAATTTACTGTATTCACAGCCAGTTCTTCCGAATTTCTTTTTTTGAAAAAATCAGCACTGCTGCCTGAAAAACCATTCTTAACCATTAAATGTTAGGTGGTATGTCCCTTTTTTGTGAAAAATACTGATACCATCAGCCAAAAACTTTGCGGGTTTTGGGTAAATTGTCCGTTTAACGTTGACGAACCCTTATCCGCTTTTTAAAACTTGGGGAACAATTTTAAAGTATTTTCTGCATTTTTATTCAAAGTTTAAGAGACTTCTGACTTAACCGCTTGTCTAATCACGCCACTGGCGCAATGATGGATTCGAACCACCGAAAATTACTGTAAACACTTTACGTTTTCCCTTCGTATTGTTTGTGCATTACGCACATCGTGGGGAAGGCAGGAATCGAACCTGCAAATCATTGTATTCAGAACAATTGCTTTACCTTTTACTGTAAACACTATAAGTTCTCTCTGTTAAAAGAGTATTGAAGTAGTATTTGTTGTATTTATTTTTGCTACTTCCCCGTAAAAATTATTAAAAGAACGTTAATAAAATTGCTTGGTTACGTTGCTTTCGCAAGAGGCTTGACCAAGCCACCTTAAAAATTTAAGAAGAAATTCGTTAGTCTTGTTTTCGTAGTGTCTGATTTACCGTCAAATTACTGTAAAAACTACCAGTTCTTCTTTATAAGTTTGAAGAAATTTGTTAGTGTTGTTCGCCACCCTCTCATGGGGTGGCAGTAGTTTTTTCAAATTACTGTAAACACTCTCAGTTCTTCTTTATTTCGTTACCTGAAAGTTTATGTTGCCACAGGGACAATCAGGAATTACATGTAGCGGGTGAGGGATTCGAACCCCCGACCTCTTGGTTATGAGCCAAGCGAGATACCGCTTCTGCCAACCCGCAATATATTTTAAAAGGTCTGTTCTATGCGCCCTGTTCTTATGAGAAGGGGAACAGACATGTTATATTTTTAAAAGGACATTTCGTTTGTTGTTTTGGTTTGAAATGATGGATTTGAACCACCGACATTCTGCTTTGAAGGCAAATACTCTATCCAATTGAGTTAATTTCTGTAACAACCTACAGTTTCCTTTTATATTTTAAATCTATTTAAAGAACGTTTTGTTATTTTGACTCTGCAAACATACAACACATTTTTTTATTATGCAAGTGTTTTTTATAAAAAATGAAAATATATTTTTACAGCGTCTGGAAACATAAATACGAACAAGTTCTGAAAAAGTTACAAATTTATGTAATTATTTTCATTCATTTTTTATAACATCCTGATTCTTACGTAATTTATCAAGCATACTTTTTATACTTTTTTCTTGTTCTTGGTCTTCATCTGGGTCAATTAAGAGTAATTTATCCGCTTCCAAAGATACAGATTTTTTCATAATTATTTCATGCAAAGGCATTTTTGGCAGTTCTTTTTCCTCATAATGTATAAAAGTTGCCTCTGTTTTTTCTTTATTCATTTCATGTCTGGTAGCAAACGCCATTGCTTCTATAGTACCTGTTGGTGGACTTAATTTCACTTCGGGTTGATTAACCACTTCATTTGTAGTCTTACCTGATTCACCACCCCACATTTCAAAGATTGGGTCTTTTTCATCAATAATAGGTAATTTTAAACCAATCATCGGTGGCAAACTATTTGCTCCTTCACTTGCACCCTCAACTGCACCCTCAATTTCCAGAATAGTTTCTGGTTTTTCTTTTACAGTATATTGTGGTTCATTCTCTTTTACAATAGATAATGGTGAATACGTGCTTACTATTTTCTCAACTGGTACGCCATGAATTTCTGCTTCAATCTCTCTTTCCAATTGTTTAATATAATCACTTGGTTCATCATTTTCAGTCTTTGTAACAATTTCTGATGTTACAATAATTGGTTCAGTTACAATTGGTATTGGTTCAGTATTAACAACAGTGGGTTCAGTTACAATTGGTATTGGTTCAATTATTGGTTCTACAGTAGATGTTACAATTGGTGGTTCAACATGTTTTTCTTCTTCAAATGATTTATTGTTTTGCAGTAATTCATTAATTTGAGCAGGAGTCAGATTTGCAACGTCCCTTACAGTATCAGGTATTTCAGTATTAACTTTATTAATTAATGCTTCATCAGTATGTTCACTCAATGCCACATGTATTTTATTTGCAGTGCTTTCAACTTTTTCAATATCATTTTCAGTATAATGTTTCAGTGTATTTTTTACTGGATATTTTGGGTCATTTATGATAATTTGCATTGTATCATTATTAAAGATACAATCTTCAAATGTTTGTCCGTCTTTAGCAAATCTTGCTTTAAGGATTCTGATATTTGCAAAGTTTGCTTCTTGTTGTTCTTTTGTTTTAGCAACACTCATAAAGAAATGTGCCTTTTGTAGTCTCTTTATACTACCACCACTCTGACCAGCTTCAACAAATTCAGCACCAAAGCCACTTCGATTAGATTGAATTGCAGTCCATGCTGGAATATCAAAGTCAGAAGCAAGTGCTTCAAATGCTTTTACAATTGCTAATTCCGCTTCATTTCTGTCAGGTGATTTCTTATGAGATTCCAAACAGTCGAGATAGTCAAGAACAAGTATGTCGAATTTAAAACCAAATTTCTTTTGATAACCAATCATCCAGTTCTTTACATCCATCATGGTTGTATTTTCCTGACTGAATCTTTTAATAACAATTCTTCCCTTACCTTCTATTGCCTTTGCTTTTTCATGTGTAATTTTATTTACACGTTCATTTTCTTCATCTTCATTCAATCTACTTAATGCAGATTTTGCCCAAATTGTATAATGTTTACGTTTAATTTGTTCTTTAGTATCTTCAAAAACAATTTGAGCAACATTCTTTTCACATTCAAGTGCAGTATTGGCAATTATTGTTAATGCGGTTGTTTTACCAACACCAGAAGGAGTTAATATTACCCCAATTTCACCTTTACCAAGTCCACCACCTGTAAGTGTATCAATTACTCCAATACCAGTAGGTATTGTTTCTCTAAATTCTTTTCTTAATGCCTTATCAATACCTTCTGTTACATCTTCACAATCATCCTCTTCTTCACCAATGTGTTGAATTTTTTGAAATGTGGTTTCGATATTTACAATTTCATATTTACTTCGAATTGCACCTGTTTTTACTTTATCAATAATACCTTCTGCAAGTTTACGATATTCCTGTTGTTTAATGAATTCATTTGTTGTTTTTTGAACAACATCACCATCATAAAGCATTTGCTTATTAATGATTCTTTCATTCCAGAGTTCAATACGCTTAATAACAGAAAAAAGTTGTTCTTCTTCAATTACATTATTTGGTGTTTTTAACTCATTAATTGCTTGATGAATACTTTGATTTTGTAAGTTAGGTACTTTTTCGTATTTTTTAAAATACTCTAAGATAATAATGAATAACCTCTTGAGATTAGGGTCATCAAAATATTCAATTGCTAAATTTGGAATTGTTTTTTCTGCGAATTCTGGTTCGACCAACAACTGCCACATGAGACGTTGCTGAAATTCGGGACCTTTATATGCACTTAAGGTATACTCTGTATTTTCTGCCATTTCATATATGTGTGTGAAATATCATCACAGATAATTTACCTGTGATGATATAATATAATTATATTTTTTGCACTTAGTTTCGCCTGAGTTTTCTCAGCATTTCTTCCCTTTTGGAAGTAGAAAGTTCCCTGATTTGATTGATTGACAACCCACGATAGTTAATCAAATCATAATCATCCCACATATTTTTAATGTCGCTTTTCTTAATTTTGTCGAAAATTGTATCCGTGATTTCAACAACTACATTTGTTAAGTCCAATGACCATCTTGCAACAGGGTTGAAGCCATCAACATAGAACAATCTTTCAACAATTGGATTGTCATTAATGTAAAATCCGATTTTGCATTCAACGCCTCTAATTGTTTTTTCTTCAATTTGTTGTACAACTGGTATTGGATTATAACGCATTTCACTTCTATAATGCTGTGGGTATAAATTAATCATACCCTGACGATACCCATATAAATCATATATGGTGTTTTCGGATTCAGGAACACTTGTATCAATTCTGCCAGTTTCAGCAACTACATCATAACTTCGTTTTGAAAGGGTTTTTTGTAATTTGGTGATTGCTCGTGGAAGAATGTCTCTGATGTCAATCGAATACCTTGTAAATGGGTTAAACTTATCGGCATCAAATACTTTCTCACATAACAATACGTTTCCTTGATGCAATGAAAACCTAAACACGTTGTTATATTCCTTTTCGCTCATTTTATTTTTTTTAAATTGTTAATACTACGACAAATATAGTGAGAATCTACCAAAAGTAAAAGACTTTTTATAAATTCTGACGATTATTTTTTACATACTCTGTAAATAAATCTTTTTCATTCATAATTACCGTATAAAACGGTTCAACATATTGAACAAACGTACTACCATATACTGATAGAAATTGGTCTTCATTCATCATCTTAAGTAAATTCACATGACCTCTACCTTCTGGTGATAATGGAACTTCCAATTGTTTTAATTCTTCAAATGCTTGTGGGGTAAGCATTGGTTCTCTCAAATTAACAAGTAAGAAGTTTGTTTTTAATCTTTCAACGCCTTCTGGACTTATTAGTTTTTCCAATGCTTTCAATGGTTTTAATTTATTCACAATTCTTTCCTTATTGATTTCATCTGCTCTTCTACACATTTCTCTTACAGTAAGATGTTTGAATTTCAATTCAGGAAAATGTTCCAAAAGTGTTTTTTCACCAATACCACTAATGCCTTTGACATTATCAACATTATCACCACAAATTATTTTTAATATAAGTGCGTTTGAATAATGGTGATTGAAGTGCATTATATAATTGGAACGTGTTACTGGTTGGTCGATGTTTGGGAATATGATTGTAATGTTAAGGTCAAGCAATTGAGCGAA